TATCACTTCATCGTCACTTAATGCCTCTCTTCCGCTTAACTGCCTTGCCCTTGTCCAGCCTACACTTGTACCGCACTGGCTGCCATTATCTTCTTTATGCTGCAATGCTTTCTTTGCGGCATTTGTTGCTGATTGAGGGTAATTACTGTACGGCATCTGTCGTAGGTTCTATTTTTATGTTTGATGCTAAAGGCAATTCATAACTATCTCCACCGGTGTAAGGATTCATATTCTCTTTAATCCTAATTTCGTTAGGTGACATAGCTAATACATTTCGCATCGTGGTATAATAAGAAGATCGCGCTGCAACATCGCCACGGAGTAAGCCATCAAGATTAAAACGTGTACTATACCTTTCTTTTTCTACCTCAAAAAATATCTTTCTATTAAATTCTGCCTCTATAATTTCGCACAATGGCATAATGGTGTAATTAACAAACATTTGGCTTAACTGCTCCATGTTGCTAAATGTAGCCTTATCCATATCTTCTAATAAAACACCTGGTACACCAGTTATGCGAGCAATGTCTGATATAGTAGCCTTCTTTGTTTCATTAAAAGCTGCATCATTAGGATTAAGACCTACCTTCTGAAAGTCCATGCCTTCCTCTAAGATGGCAGTGCCTCCAGCATTTTGACTGCCTCCAAAAGCACGATTAAAAGAAGATTTTAATCTGTCGTATGCCTCATTAGTTAACTTACCAGGATGTTTTAACACTCCATTTAAGTGTGCGCCATTCTTGTAAAAGTTAGCACCATAATTTCTATTTGCTAAAGCTAAGCCGTAGTTATCTCTGTGAAGGTCCGGCATAACAAAACCATCTATACCATTCCATGAAAGATTTGGTATGTGAATGATGTTATCTGAACTATACTTTTTGTTATTCTTTTTATTTTTAAATAATAACTCTCCTCTGGTATTATAGTAGCTTTCCATCTGCACCGGATCAAGAATCAAAAGACTTGTAATCCTTTGGCTATTTGAATTTCTGTTGATAGCAGCGTAAAAAACACCATGGCTCAAATAGTGAAGCACCATTGTTTTATAAAAAGTGTGAGCTGTGTAAAACTGTGAGGGCTCACGACTAACTATCTTATAATTAGGATGCTCTTTTGCTATTCTTATGCTCTCATCAACTCCTTTTTCAATTATATCAAAAGGTAAAGAGGCAATAACACCTCCAAGTATTTGAGTCGCTCGGTAAAATGCAGGAAGACCAATAATAGAATATTCATCTACCGCTACACCAGCTGCAGATCCTCTTTGAAACAATGCGCCTAATGTATCACCGTTTATTGGTGTACTTGGATTCTCAATACTTGCGCGAGTATTAGAAAAAAAAGACCGCATGGAGTTAATTATTCCCATGCGGCAAATATAAACCAAGATAGTATGAAGTAATGGAGTTATGGTAACATCTTAAACAAAGCGTATCATCATATAATTGCTTTTTGCTTTTCTAAAACTTTCGTAGGTCTTATATTTCTCATCCAATCCAAATTCATCTCTCTCCTCCTCCAATTTTATCCATGCCTCTTGATGTGTACGACATTCTCCGGATAACTCGTAAAACCTATGAAAATATCCGCTTGTTGAATTAATTTGTCTAACCTGTTGAGCGTACTCATGCTTTGCCATTAATTTTTCCATAATTAAAAGGTTTTATTTTAATTAGGTACATTTTATAACATTAACAATCCTCCTTCCCTTTCCTTGCCCTCGTATATTGTTGGTCTATCACCTTGCATTATCTGTGCGTAGGCCATAACCATCGCTACCGCTCCATCTACTTTTTCAGTGCTTTTAGCTTTATCTATCTTTATGTTGCCAGCAGGATCTAACCGCAAAATAACATTGCTCATCATCCACTCTAACACTGGATTACCATCATGTGTAATTTCATGAGATAAAAACAACTTTTCTACCTCCTTGGTTGGAGCAGACATTGATATAAAGCCTTGTCCGAATGGTTTCATGGTTGCTCCATCGTTTGTCAACTGAATAACAAGTTGACTGGCATTCCATCGGTCAAAACAAATGCACTCTATTTTATACTTAGCCGTTATTTCTATTACTTTATTTTTTATGTAATCGTAATCCGTTACGTTACCATCTGTCATTGTTAAGTGTCCATCTTGCTGCCATTGCAGATAAGGTACACCATCACTAAGCGATCTTTCTCTCACATTGTCCTCTGGGCAAAAGTAATAAGATTTTATATGTGGTTTAGATAAACCTTCTTGCACCGGAAAACAAAGTACCAATGCACAGATGTCACGCGTTGAGGCAAGGTCTAAGCCAGCATAGCATTTTTTATTATACAGCGTAGCATCATCAATAAATAACCTGGTTGCATCAATGTAAGACTGGGAAATCCAAACGGAGGACGTAGATGTCCATACATTTAAATTCTTTGTCATAAATTGTATTTGCTTTGCGGCCCCTTCGTTTAATGCCTTCTGGTATTGATTGTCCATGTAGTCCATGTACGGAGTTACACCAAGGTTAGGATTGCTTTTTGTCCAATTATTTTTATCCTGCCAGTCATCGCCTTCATCAAGACAAAATAGTAACGGAAAAACAGACTCATCTATTTTTCTTTTTTCTAAAATGTCAACCATTACCTTCCTGTACATATAGCAAGGACTTTCACGGTTAAATCCAGCAGTAGTTGTAATTAATAGTAATGGTTGTAATCTTGAACCCATACCTGTTTCCATGACTTCCAATACATCGCTTGTCTTATGCGCGTGATATTCGTCAATAATAGCACAATGTGGATTAAGACCATCTAAGGTATCAGCATCGGCACTAACCGATTCAAACTTTGTATTTGTGGTAGGTACATTACAATTATACTTTAAAACATTAACTAACTTGTTAAATGTCTTTGAATCATTCTTTAAATTCTTTAAAAATACTTTAGCTGTATCAAAAGCTATCCTCGCTTGATCCCTTGTCGTTGCAGCTGTGTACACCTCCGCTCCCGTTTCATTGTCTAACAGGAAACAATAAACTGCAATCGCAGCTGCTAACTCAGTCTTACCATTCTTCCTTGCTATTTCAAGGTAGGCCTTGCGGAATCGTCTGCCTCCAGTCTTTTTCTGCCATCCAAATAATACTTTGATAAAAAACTCTTGAAATGGTTGGATGTTAAATCGTTGCCCGGCAAACTCGCCCTTTGTGTGGCGCAGTGCAGAAATAAAGGAGAAAGCCCTGGTTGCCTTCTCCTCTGAAAACACATACTCCCAATCGTTATTTTTTAAATCAGCTAAATGCCTGTCAACTGCCAATCTTGCATAGTTGCCTAATTTTAATCGCCCCGAAACAACATCCTCAATAAATTTCATTTAGGTGTTTTAATTTCTATGGCAATAAATCTAAATAGAAAAAGAAAGCTAACAAATCCAAGTGCCTCTAAAAAGTCTATATAATCAAACCAAAAGAATTTTACAAACAACCAATTCCATAAGTAGTAAAAAGGAACGGCTAAACCTGTGACCATTATACTCATAACGATTATAAAGGTCAATGTTTCATAAATGCTTTGTTTCATTAATTCATTTTTAAAAGTTTAGCTATCTCGTCGTCTTCATCTTCGTTACTATCTCTAAAATAGTCCAATTTTAAACGGCTGCCAGGATCTAAGCCTAAACTCTTGCTAATTTCCAAAAACATATCCATACTTTGCTTAAATGCAGTCCATTCTGCAGAAACTTGCCTCGCACCGTTTGGATGCACCATTACTGCGCCCGAAACTGCAAGAACCTCGGCATTGTAAAGCAGATGGCCAATGGCACGCGTAGCAATGCTCAAAAAAATGTCATCAACGTCCTTGCTTGCCTTGTGGGCTTGGAGATGGTCTTTTAATTTCTCATAAATCTTTACCTCGTCCTCATTTAGTTTCAGCAGCGACCTGCCGACTGGGCTACCGGAATAGGATTTGATACGGGAAGGTATCAAAGTACCTTGAAGTTCTTTTGTTTTCAATGACTTTGCTCTCATTTGCTTTGCTTTTTTATGCTTTGGTTAAACCCCCCTTTTGGAGATTGATTTAATGTCTTCCTTTATGCACAGTACGCTCTCCTC